CGATGATATAGCGTGTTTTTAAAGTAACCCGCATACTTTGTACTACTTAACTAAAAAAATGCAATCTATACCCTTTAAAATTCGTTTTAAGGGGTATTTTACTAAGGATTTATAATGGCAATAGAAAAATACTATCGTTCACCAATTGATAAACTAGTTGTTGAATCAGGCATGACGGCGACACTTATCGCTCAATATATGCAAATAAAGTATCACCGAATAGTGGCCTTACGTAGACTTAAAGATGTTAAAGAAAAAGACATTGAGCTATGTAAGCAAGCTATAGCAAAGATTATCGATGATAAAGTACCCTATAGGCGTGGCAATATACCTGTTGACGTTAAGCCGTCCAATCCGACACCTAAATCGTATAAAGTTGAACCGCCCATCACGGTATCAAAAGTAAGAACTATGGCTCAATTAAAACGCGAGCATGCTACACATTTTGCTTTTATGCTTGGCCAAGTTTTGGGGTTGTTAGATGCTATATTTGACACTTTAGATACTAATCACGTTGAAATACCACAATTATTAGAACGAAAAAAGCAACTTAAAGAACAATGCAACAAGTTGCTAGGTATTTAATTACAGTACATTCAAGATATTTTCGTCATCACGTTTAACAGGTCTTCTAAACTGGAAATGTGGTGACAATTCTCTAAAAGTTCCATTCGCAAACTCTAGACTAATTCTAAAATTCATTAAGCCATGCCTGTTTTTACGACAAACAAGTTCAAAATGGTTTGGGTCATGACCTGATTGCTCGGTATGTCGTCCAATGCCTATCCATATGCTACTAGCTTTTTCAGGGCCTGAGCTGTCACTAGCATCGGAGGCTATCGGTACAATATCATGGGTTTCTCGTTTATAATAATCACGATTAACTTGCTGTAAAAGTATGATGATACAACCGAGTTTTTTTGATAATGATAAAAGTTGGTAAGCAATATCCTCAAGCATTTGCGCTTTTGATTCTCGATAACCCTCTATTTTAACAAGACCGATGAAATCAATAACAATAACAGAGATAGGCTTACTATAACTTGATAAAATGCTATGCCTGATAATATTATGAACATATTTTATGTCGGGGTAATCTAGTAAATCAAAAACCTTGATGTTTGGACGCTCTATTGCTGCAAGTGTCGCTTTTTCAATATTTGATTTAGTCATTTGCGAATAAGGTTTTTTAATCAAAACGCCAAGGTATCTTTCCATCAACTCGATTTTGTCTAATTCAAGACTGAAAAACAAGCTTTGTTTTTCGGGTTGCAGGCTTGCAATACTATCAAGCAAGAACAAAGAAAAACTAGATTTTCCGACACCTGAAGCACCAGCGACTATACACAATGTTCCAGCTCGTATGCCTTTATACTCTAATGACTCATTAAGTTTTTTAAACGTTGTTTGATAATGAACAACACTTTCCAGCTCATTTGAAGCATTTAATGCAATTAAAGTATGTAAGTCTGTTTGTTTACTTGAGCTGATATTTTCAAAATTATTAATTGCGTTGAGATTGTCAAAAAACAAAGCCTCTAGTTCGTCAATATCAGTCACAGAGTTTAAACTTTTGTTAATGTTGTCAAGATACACCACTCTGTTTTTTAACGCATTAAAACGCTTAAGCTTTAAAATATTATCTTCAAACCCTGTAAAAAATACGCCATTATCTGCAAGTTTAATATAATACTCTATGCGCGCTATAACATCTTGATGTTGAGTGTCGCTCATCAACTCAAAACTGTAGTAAATTGAATCTGACTTAATTTTATTAGCTACAAGTTTAAATAAATCTTGGTCTGCTAATGCTGTGAAGTCTTTTGGTTTTAATTCAATCACCGCTTTTTGTAATAAATTTTTGTTGGTGATATCAATACCGCCATTGACCAGCACCAGCATAATCGATTGCTCTAAAATTCTAGTATTCATCTTTTCCCTTGTTTATCGTGTGCAATTAACCTTTCTATAGCTCTTTGCATGTTGCTAATTCTACAAAATGCAATCATGCCAGCGTCCTTTTCAGGCTTAAACATCCAATAGTCAATTTCTTTGAGTTTTTTTATTAGCGCCCTAAAGGTATCCTTGGTTAACTGATTTCCTTTTTCGCTAATGTCAACAGGCCAGCGCTTTATCAAAGTATTTAACAACCTCGCAAGCTCTTTTGATGGTTTTTGTGGGTTTCTCGGATGCGACAATGTAGGTAATTCTTCAATGTAAATATTTATTAAATCACTTTGAGTAACAAGAGATGAATCGACAGATTCACATATATTTTCTATTTCATTATTGGTTTTTAATTTACTGGTATTTTGGGTGTCGCTGGAAGACACTAGCGGGGTGTCGTTGTGCGACACTAGTGGGGTGTCGCCGGAAGACACTAGCACACGTTTTTTTACAGTGTTCCACAAATAATCTTTTCCATTTATTTTGGTTCTAGTTATATATCCTTTTTTCTTTAATTTATTTGCAATGTTTATAGCGTTTCTTCGATTAATGCCAAGCATGTCTGCAATCCATTGGTATGAAAAGGTAGCGTTTACGTCTGGATTCGGGTTACTCTCAAATTGCTCAATTTGACCATAAAAACGTAAATCATTTCCATTTAAATCAGTATCCCAAAGAATGTAAAAAGGTATAACAGCTCTGTACCCAAGTTCTCGTTGATTAATGTTGCTTTTTTGTCCAGACATGGTAAAATCCTTTTGTTGTTATTGTTGTTGTAAGATGCACCCCGACTGCAATCGGGAAAGCATGGAAGCTGTATTTTTACAACTTATACCACTATTCTTAAAATTTCCGCTATTACCTTATTAACAGTTTCATCATCTAAGCTAAATCTTTGTTTTATTTGCCTAATGCTGATATTCGCATCATTAGACTTTTCTTGGTTGCAGCGTATATATGTAAGCACAGCCAATCCTAAAACAGACAAACCTGACATCTCAGAATCACTAATGCTAATTACATAATTTCTATCTATCATTATTCTTTCCTTAAGTTAGAAAAATTTTAACTAGAGGTTTACAGACGAGAATAGTATGGTTATAATTTACCCATACCGTAACTGTCCTAAACCTCAAGTTGCGGTATTCAATGGCCTACGCCAAGGTTAGCTGGGAGGTACGAACTCCTAACTAACCTCATCTTACATCACAATATAATTTAAAACAATCACATAATCATAGATTTATCTTGTGCATAACATGTTTTACAACGCTTATCTTCACAAACATCAGCCATTCTTAACTTGCCTTTGCGCAAGGTTTCAATGCTTTGTTTTTTCCATTTACCGTAGTTTTCTGCTTTACCTGTATACCCATATTCCAAGTCACAATAAGAGCAAGCATATAAATCACCGAATGATTTAAAACACTTGTACCCACACTTTGGACAAAAATATACATAAGGCTTATCAGCGTAATAGCGCAACAATTCCAAGAATGTATGTCTTATCATGTACTCGCAGCTCATCGTGTCACTATAAGCTTGTATGACTGCATAAACTCAGTATCTAAGTTGTCATCAAGACACTTAATAAAGCCTTTAGCACCTAGATTACTAATTGCTTCATTTACAGCATCACTATCAAGTCCTGTAAATTTAGATAGTTTAATGCTTGATACACGCACTATTTGCTCATCATCACTCATGTCAGCCAGGCCAATGAGGATTAACTTTTCATGCGGCGTGATTGTGTCAGGATGTTGTCTCAATGCCCATGCTAATGCTCTTATCATCTTTACTCCCTGTGTTATTGTTATTTTTATTTAATCTGCTCTTATAAAACTTGCTATGCGTGTTCACATCGTCTGCTAGTAATTCTCCTTCAGTTAACCTTTCTAAATTAAGTTGATGCAAATATGGTATATAACCCTGTTTGCGCCAAAACTGTATTGCTTGGGGCGTTATATTTAAAGTTTTTGCCATCTTATAATATGTCTTAAAGTACTGCTTTGCTTCTTCTAATGTCATTTTTTAATCCTCCGTTACTAACAATATTAGTAAAATAAATTTACTTTTACAATAGATATGATAAAATTATTTTAACTATTATAAAGGAGAAACTATGTTAACTGAACAACAACGTATAGATAGAAGGCTGGGTATAGGAGGCTCTGACGTGCCTATAATCATGGGGCAATCAAGTTTCATGACACCGGTTCAATTGTGGCTACAAAAACGCGGTGAACTAGAGCTTGATGACACGCAAAGTCCTCAAGCTTACTGGGGTAGTATGCTAGAGGATTTGGTTAGGCAAGAGTTTGTTAAACGTAACAACGTAACTGTAGAGCAACCTGACACTATTATACATTCTAAATATGAGTATCTGCGAGGTAACTTAGATGGCTATATACCTGAGCTTGATGCTGTGCTTGAGGTTAAAACTTGCAATCAGTTCATGAGTCACGAATGGGGGCAGGATGGTACTGGAATTCCACGCAGGTATTTATTGCAGATAGCTTTTTATTGTATGGTTAAAAACGCTTCTAAGGCTTACTGTGCGGTTTTAATCGGTGGACAAGATTATCGTGAGTATGAATATGTGCGTGATGAATGGCTTGAAGATGAGATACTTGAAGCTTGTCAGAAATTCTGGAGCTGCGTGCAATCAGGTGAGCAACCTGCCGCACAATACGCAGATATGAAGTACTTGTACAAAGGTGATACCGATAAAAGTATTGTTATGCAAGCAGAGCATTTTGAGAAACTTAAAACATTGCGAGATATTAAAGTACAACGCACACTACTAGATAAGGCCGAAGAAATTACAAAGTTTAATATCATGGACTACATGAAAGACGCTGAATATTTGACTGATAATGACGGTAAAGTACTTGTAAGCTGGAAAGCAAACAAGCGTGGCAGAACATTTTTAGTGAAAGGTGAATAAATGAATACACAATTGCAACAAATTGCATTGGCTGAAAAGATGCAAACTAAAGTATTGGCTCTATGGGAAGACGATAAATCATTAGCTGATATACGAAAAGCTTATGCTAAAAATGCAACAGATACAGAATTTAATATGCTTATTGAAATGGGAAGAGCTACGGCACTTAATCCTTTTTTAAGAGAAATCTGGCTTGTTAAATACGGTAACGGCGCAGCGCAAATATTTATCGGACGAGATGGATATAGAATAGCAGCGCAACGCCAACCAGATTATGATTATCATTTGGTTGATGCAGTATATAGCAATGACAAGTTTCAAATGTGGAATGGAGAAGTGCAACACCAGTATGAAATAGCTAACAGAGGTCACTTAATTGGTGCGTATTGCGTAGTAAAACGTAAATCAGCGTCACGTACAATGTATGTCTATGTTGAGCTTACAGAATATGACTTAAAGCAAGGGTTATGGAAAAGTAAGCCTGCAACAATGATTAAGAAAGTTGCTGAAGCACAAGCTATAAGAATGGCATTCCAATCAACATTTGCCGGAACTTATGCTGAAGAAGAGCTTCCGGAAAGCAAGTCAAAAATACCAGAAGATAAACCAGTGGCAGGCAATGTTTACGATGCTCAGGTTGTTAAATCTGAAGTGGTAATGATAACTGAAGAACAAGTTACTAAAATTGATGACTTAATGATGCTTGGCGATATATCATATGAACGTATTATTGACGCAATTAAAAAGTTTTATAAAAAAGATTCGCTATCAAAATTAACTGCATTTGAGGCTGATAATTTTATAACAAGATTAGAAAAAAGGGTTCAGAATGAGCTTTCTCAGAATAATGATGTTAAAGGCGTTGTTGAACATACTGAAGCATCAACAGATGAGGGCGAAGAATCCTAAAAAATGGGCGCAAATTGAAATAAAAAAAATAATAATTTTTATAAAAATAACGGAACTCAATCATGTTAAACGAAGTTACAATCATAGGGCACGTTGGAAACATTGAATCAAAAACATTACCGAGTGGTAATGCTATGACAAAATTATCAATTGCTGTCAAAGATGGATGGAAAGATAAACAAGGAGAATGGCAAGAAAAGACTACTTGGTTCGGAGTGCAAACTTATCAAAAGCTTGCTGAAATCATTGTCAAAAAAACTTCAGTTGGCAACTTAGTTTACGTGAAAGGTAAGATGCAGCCCAACAAATACACTGATAAAAATGGTGTAGAGCATAACATTACTAATATCATTGTTAATGAGTTTAAAAATCTTACGCCAAAAAGCCAGCGTGAAGCTTCACAACCAAATGAAAATCGTGGTAATGTAAAAGAGCCAGAGATAGTAAGCTTTGATGATGACATCCCTTGGTAGTTAAATCGTCCCTAAGCTACTCGTGCACTCCTCACGGGTAGCGTCTAAGTTTTAAGGTAATTTATAATCGCCTCAATTGCTGCATCCGCGCCCCATATTACTTCTGCATAGTAACCTTTATCTTTTAAACGTTGTATAAAATTACTTTGCGCAGGAGTAGGTTTATTCTTGCCCCATTTAAGCTCTATAAAACAGCCGTGGTACGTTTTTGTTGGATAAGGTATAAATATGTCAGGGGTTCCAGGACGCAAGCCCATACGCTTGTATAATCGCCCTAGAATTAAACTACGCTTACCCTCATTGGGTATGCTAAAGGCCAAGTCTTTTAACTCATAATGCAAGTTAATCCAGTTGAACAATTTTATCTGTTCGTCACGCTCAGCCATTAACTTACCGCTCTTTTTAACCAGCCTTTAAGAAACTTTGAAAAGGTAGCATTTTTTTCTACTAAGCTTAAATAGAACTGTACGCACTCATAGCGCAATGCAGAGATTAGTTCTTGACTGGAAATAGTATCAATTGCAATCATGCTTGCAGGGCCTAACTTGCCATCAACATCTAAGCTTTTCCCGCACGCATTACAAGCACGTTGTAATAACTTAGCTGCCTGAGTCAAGCCCATGTTTACAGACATATCAAATAACTTTGCAGCAAGTTCATTTGATGCTATTGAGTCACATTTTTGCTTTTTCCAGAAATGCTCAAAATAGATTTTTTTGGCATCGTCAAGTGTAAGGCCACGGATATCAGCCGCATCAACTTTGCCATCATTATTAATGTCAACCCAGTCAAAACCCTTATAAACATCTTGCAGAAACCGCAAACTAACACCAAAATTAGTAGCGCCACCCGCATCACCTTTAACATCATTGTAACCGCCTTCATGTTTTATTGTTTTTTTAAATGCTAGCTCAAAATCAGCCATGATTACTATTCTCCTTGCTGTAATATTCTTTTTCTTTTTGTACAACAATTTCCTCACAAACACTGTTTTCAGTAAAATGTGACCTGCCGAATATACGAACTGCAATATACATTTTTAAACTTGAATATAACGAATTGCCTTCATTACGCAATAACCAAAAAAACATGTCATCAATTTCTTTTCTTGTTCTTTTTTCAGGACAACTGTAATTATAGTCATGCCAAATAGATGGATATACAAACGATGATTTATATGGCGCATCAATAAACCACAGCGCTTTTGGTATACTTGCAAAATCTGTGCGGTAGAAAGCAGGAACAACACTTGATTCTTTGTTGATATTATAAATAGTATCTTCAGTAGTTAAATAATCATATTCTTGATAGGGAAATAATGGGCTTTTTTCAATCACATCAACTTCATAAGTTTCTATTTCTTGAAACATCATTGCACAACCGAAGTATGCGATAATGCAAAACCCAATTAATAATATTATAGCATTTTTTAGTTTAGACATTTTATAACCTTAAATTAAAGCCCATGACGGGCTTTTTATTATGGCGTTAATGTCAATGCTTGCCAAGCAAAAACAGAAGCTCCTGGGTCTCCAGAACAAAGAACTGTGATGGTATTAGCGCTAGGTGTAACTTTTTGGATGCTAACAGCATTTGCG